TTACTCATCTCTCATTTCACCATAGACGTTGTCTGTAACTGGTTACGTTTCCTTAACTATCTGCATTACTAGTTGTTGTCCTGCGGTCGATTTTGCTTGTGCAGTAGAGGATATATGTTTTTTTTCAAGCAGAAGACGGAATACGAGATACATCGGTGACTGGAGTTCAGACGTGTGCTCTTCCGATCTTACGGCAACGGCGACGGCGACGGCGACGGCTACGGCTACGGCGACGGCAACGGCGACGGCTACGGCTACGGCGACGGCGACGGCTACGGCGACGGCTACGGCAATTAATTAATTTTTGGCAAGGATGCCTTTAACTGGAGCATGAAAATGAGCATACAAATTACCCAACTTGGCTATGGCGACCATCAAACATGGGGAGGCCGGACACCTTACGAAGAACAGGAAAATGATTTTAAGGAAAGGGTGGCGGAACTAAAACAAGGCCACGCCGAAGCCATGATAAAGGATTTTATGGCTAGTGATTTGCAAGACGTGTTGGACAAAATGAACGACGACCAAGCCGAAATATTCGCCAAGCAAGTCATGCTGGTGGTTTTTCAAGCTGAAAATGATTATCAAGAATTCTGGAAAGCGTTTGCAAAAGTAACCGAAGAACGCGCCGAAACCGATATTTTTAAACAGGAAGATAAAAGCAGTAGGCATTAAAAAAGCCGCTTGTCACAGCGGCTCTCAAAGGGGTTTCCATCAAACTACATCCCCACTGTGCAGGTGGGGAATTCGAAGGAGTCAAGATTATGGCGCATTTAGCAAGTAAGCGCAACACACCCGCACCACTGCGTATTTTGCAATTGGTTAAACCAAGCGCATGGCAAAACGAATTGAAGGCACTGGAAGCCGAACAAGCGGCCGATTTGGCGTCACCTGAATTAAGCTGGTGGCCTGATCACATTACGGACGAAGCGACCTATTACAACCAACTGGCAACCCGTGGAGGATTTTATGCGTAGGGCTAAAACAGTTAGCGAGGCACGGATGAAGCAACGCCAAGCGCGGTATCGGTCATGGGGCTGGGCTCACAAGCTCCGCAAATCACAACATTAATCAACGGCGCATAGACGCGCCAATCATCAAGGAATAACCATGTCAGACGTAGAAAAAGTGTTGGATTCAATCCAGCAAATCAAAGTTGAAGCCGTTGTGGGTGGTGTCCTGCAAAGCATCGAATTCAAGACCGGAACTAATCCCGCAAGCGTGGGCGATATGTTGCGAATGCTGGACGCTAACGTAAAGGTACGCGACGATTTCCCAGCAAAAGCCGCGTGGGGTGGTGCGCGTGATGTCAAAACCGCACGGGTATTGTCCATATCCGCCCGTAAAACATCATCTGGCAGGTTCATCGAATTGGGAGCAATCACATTGGTGGACGGCAAAGAAAAAGACGTTGCTATCAGTGTCGGAAAAGATGACGCGGACGGCTTTTTGGGGGCGATCACTGCATTGAACAAACTCAGTGAAACCCAACTGGAAGAGTTGACCAAGGCATTAAGCACCGACAACGGCAAGGCATCAATAAACTTGCGCAAAGTGGAAAACCAGTTTGGTGCAAATTATTACTTAAGCAAATCTGGTGGCGCATATCTTGACAAAGCCACTGCCGAAGCTCCAGAAATTGAGGGTTAAATCATGACAGCCGCAAGAAGAATTCACCTAGATTGTGAAACCTACCGCACCACAAACTCAGTGCTGATTGATTCGATTGTTGACAGCGAGACATCGAAAAAACCCGCCCACAACGTCGCAAAATCAGTCAAGGACAAATGGTTTACGGATGAAGCCATTAACGAAAGGGTTCAAAAGGCACTAGATAAAACATCAGTAAACCCGATGTATGCCGAGGTTTTAGTGACGTGTTGCCGCACTGATGAAGGCGAGCTGTTCACCTTCGACGCAATGGAGCAAAGCGAAAAAGAATCCATGATCCAGTTCTCGCGTTTTATGTCAGAAATAAGCGATAAGAATACGATCTGGACAGCATTCAACGGGAAGCGGTTTGATTTTAGTCTGTTGCTTAATCGCATGATCCGCCACCGCGTAAGACCACCCGAACACTTCCCTGTATACGCTGGAGGCTGGCGTGGGCGAATTTTCGACACAATGGAGCGATTGCCTACATCCGAGATATTTGTCTCGTTCAAAGAGGCTTGCGACATTTACGGTCTAAACTGCAAAACGACTATGTGGGGAAACGAACCAATGGGCGGGGCGCGTGTGGGGGAAGCTTATCGCGCTGGTGAATTCCAACTAATCCGCGATTATTGCGCCGCCGACACTGAACATGAAGAAGCGTTGTATCTGGCAATGACTCATAACGACACTTGGGGAACTTATGACGTTGGTGATGATTTGTCGGCACTGTCCGAGATTTACCACAGCGACGACTCACCCGCCTACAAGTGGTCAGCCGCCGCCCCGATCCTAAAAAGTGCAGGTTTAATTTAACACCAACCCACCGCAAGGACGCGGTAATTAACCGGACAAGATTATGAGAAATTTCAAAATAGGCCAAGCGGTCAGGAATAAAAAAACCGGACTAAGCGGAATAATAAAACAACTTCACCCGTTAGCGATCACCGTGCATTACGGTAATTGTAGAACTGAGCATTTACCACCCGCACACGCCTTAATTGACTTGGTGCCAATAAAGAAAACCCGAATTAAGTTTACTGCTGGATGGATAAAAAACTTATTCATGGCGTTTCCTAATTTGCTGGTTTCATGGGAAATCGAACACGATATTTTTATAGTCGAATATCGCTTTGTTTGGTTGGATGGGTATTTTGGTTTGAATATTACGAGGTATTGAAAATGGCACTGAAAAAACAAGAACGCAAAAATGCTCTACTTGAAATTTACAAGCTTTTAGCTAAAGCAGATGACAATGAATTCGCAAAAGAGGCGCGGTTAAAAGTCATAAATATGCTTTCACATGATGGGTTATTTATTTTAGAAGCAGCACAGGAGACAAAAAATGACAAACCCAATTGAAATAGAACGTTTATGTTTTGTGCTTGGCTGCTTGTTGCTGGCTGGCATGGGTATCTTGGCTTTTGCTGTGGGGGCTTGAATATGAAATGGGAAATTAACGGTAGGAAATTGGCTAGACCTGATTTAATTATTAGACGGCTGGCAATCTATCCTTTTTACTTTTTGGCTAAATGTGCGCTGTTTTTGACCGTGTTTATTGGATGGGGAAAGCATGAAGCACTAAGGCACTGGGAAATTTAATTATGACAACCGCAATAATCGCAGGAATAGCCGTATCAATACTTTACGCATGGCTATGTTGGAAAACTTGGGGAATGAATGAGGATGGGGAGTTATGAAAATCAAAACCATGCAAGACCTAGCCGACAAACACGCGCCAATAAAGCGCAATCTAAATACTTTAGTAAGTCGTCAATATTCTGAAAACCAGCTACGAACCAGAAAACAACTTGGAGCAAAAGGCTTATTGGTACGTGATGCAAAAAAAGCCGAACAGGCGAATAAATCCACGTCTAAAACTGATTGTGGAATAAGTGCCAAGGAAGCCAGCGACCAACGCAACCGCGAGTATTGGGAAAAAGTGAACGCCGGACTGATTGACGACAACCCGCCCATGCCGGATGTGATAAAGGCGTTAATGATTCGGGATGATTTGGATAGGCCGATATGAGTGATGATATTCAAAAGCAGTGGGAGCAGGACGTTGCGGATTATGGCGATAATGCGTATTTGATGTGGAAGCTAACGTATAAAGATAGGTATAGTCCAAAATTAGATAGAAACGACGACATAGCACATCATCTTAGACTTAAGCCTGAGTATCCCATAGTAACTCGCAAAGACTCCGCCGCCCTGCCGTTTGACTTGGAACAGGCTAAGAATGGGGCTGTGGTTGAAATATGCGGTTTGCAAGGTTGGGTAAAATGCAATTCAAAAACCTTTGAAAAAAGAAAATATCCGCTAATCCAGCTAGATGGGATTAGCGTTTCAGTGCATAACTTACACATGAAATACCCGCCAAAAGTAACAAGTGATAGGGATTAAAAATGGAAATAAAACTAAGCTTTTACCCGTGGTCTTTGTTTATTGGATTGTTTTACTCTGTAAGGGGCAAAACTCTTTTTATTCATTTTTTACCATGTTTGGCAATTTGCATTTCTAAGAAAAGGCCATTTAAAAATTACGTGGATTAGATATGACCATCCTATCAATAACCGAAGCCGCCCAAATCCTCAACATGCAGCCTGAAACCTTGCGACGAAAAACCAAGGCCGGAGAAATCCAAGGCAAGCGATCTGGTAAACGTGGCTATCTTTACACTCAGGCCGGACTTGAAGCGTGGATAAATGGCGAGTATTCTCCACAGCGTAGAGAGTTGCGGGTGATTGATGGCGGACAACCAACGGAGAAAACTAAACCATGTCAATCTACACGCGCGGGGAAACGTGGTGGATTCAATTCACCGCACCAAACGGCGAGCGAGTACAACGCTCTGCTAAAACTAGATGTAAAAAAGAAGCCCAAGAACTGCACGACACGTTAAAGGCCGAAGCATGGCGGGTTAAAAATCTGGGGGATAAACCCCGCCACACTTGGCAAGAGTCGGTTATTAGGTGGATAACCGAAGGGGAAGGACGAAAGGGGCTAGAAACCGATAAAGTGCATTTGCGCTGGTTGAATCAGCACTTAGGCAATCGGTATCTTGACGAAATTACCAAAACCACGCTTGACCGGATAAAGGAGGCAAAGAAGGAAACCGGAGTAAGCAACACAACAGTGAATCGCGTCATGGCGATTATACGGGCAATTCTCAATCGGGCAAAGGATGAATGGGAATGGTTGGACTCAGTGCCAACTGTGCGAATGTTGCCTGAACCAACATGCAGGATTCGTTGGCTAACCCCACAAGAGGCGCATAGGTTATTGCAAGAATTGCCACCTCATCTGGAAGCAATGGCAAGGTTTGCACTGGCTACCGGATTACGTGAGGCAAACGTAACAGGGCTTAAGTGGTCACAAGTTGATATTGAACGGCAAACCGCGTGGATATTGCCCGATCAAGCCAAGGCTAAAAAGGCAATCAGCGTGTTTTTAAACAGTGACGCGCTTGCCGTACTGGCCCATCAAACCGGAAACCATCCTGAACGGGTTTTTACCTACAAAGGCGAGCCAGTCAGGAAAGCGGGTGGTAAGGCATGGCGAAAAGCACTAGAACGCGCTGGCATTGATGACTTTCATTGGCATGATTTGCGCCATACGTGGGCAAGCTGGCATGTGATGAAGGGAACGCCGCTAAACGCCCTCAAAGAGCTTGGAGGGTGGGCTGATTATGACACCGTTTTGAAATATGCCCACTTGTCGAGCGATCACTTAAAAAGCCATGTGGAAAACTCGAAAATAGCAAAACCTGTGACAAATTTACTACAGCACAAAAAAAAGGCTTAACAAAATAAGCCTTAAGTATTTGATTTTATTGGTCGGGACGACAGGATTTGAACCTGCGACCACTTGTCCCCCAGACAAATCTTACAGTATTTTACAATAACAAAATCAGTTACTTGCAACACTCTACACTTCAAAATTACTTCAAATTACCTACAATTACGCCAAACCGTAGTAAAACGCCGTGACAGATTTACTACACTATCCACCTAATTGCTTAAGTCGATAAACAACCTTATCAACCAAGCTAACCCGCCTAGGATTAACCGCCGTTAACGGCTCTTTTGTCGCTTGTTGAGCATAAGCAATATCAGCCATGCCGTGCAGTAAGGTATTGGCTATATCCTGACGTTTGATATTCTCTTCACGCGCCGAAACCACCGCCTCGCCAGTTGCCCGATTTGCTTGAGCAACTTCAGCCAACATAATTGGCATAAACGAAATGCCACACGCTGTCTCGTCCATCATTTCACCCGTCTGAGGGTTTCGCCCCGCTAAAGTTGTAAGCCAGCCGCAACGATAAATTTTACCGTCTTTTGACTCTTCACATTTAGCCCCCAACGGGCATGTTTTAACCGTTTCAATCATGACTTTGTACCTATGCAAAAATCCATATAACGAGGCGACCAGCTTGTTGCACCTGTATTTACTGCTGTAGCTAACGAAAAAGAAATATTGGCATTTCCGCTTGCCGTTGTTCCAGAACCTCCAAAATATCCTGCTGGCCCTGTGTTCCCATCGACTTTGTATAATGGGTCTGTAGTGCCGTTCGCATAACTGTGACTATGACCGCTATCGGTAATTGTCCCTGTTACTGAGTGAGTATGCGAGGCGACCACATTATTTAAAATTGGCGAATGACCGCCACCGCCGTTGCTTGTTCCGCCTGTTGCGCCCGATGTTACTACGCGCATCATAGAGTCATTTTGTATTGTCGTTGCAGTCCAGCCAGCCGGAGGCGTTGCCATGTAAAACGGCATAATCGTCCCCGAAGCAATTGACGGGGAAATATTAAAGCTTGGGTAAGTCGGATTAAGAAAGCCGTAGTAAACCGACACTAAACCAGCATCTAAAACGGTTGAGTCATTCGTAACCGTTACCGTTGTTATTCCCGTCGCATAGGTTGAGCTGGCAATTGTTGCATAACACACGCCGCCACTGACGGCGGCCTTAATTCGGCGGTAATAAGTAAACGTGTCGCGCTGATCACCCACTACCGAAAAGCTAGTTGCCGAGATATAAGTCGCTGCACCCGAAAACAATAACCACTCAGAAATTGAAGGCGTAGACGTGTCATTCACGCCGCTGATCTTGTCAACCGTCCTAATCAACGTGCCAAGACTATCCCGCAAAACCGCCTTGTAACTATTCCCCGACGTTAGCCATATTGGATTATCTGGCTCGCCCCTGATATTCAACACAATGGGGTTTGCTTGGGGCACCGCCCCCAATGAGTCTGAATAAGTGGTTGCTGGCGTAGTCGTGCCGGACAAATACCAATAAAGTTGCCCACCGGAAAGCGTATCGCCGACGCTATCAAACTGAGCATCGTTAAATAGTGGGCTTAAAAAAACGGTCATTATTTGTCCCCTACGTGTGGAATGGTTTGTCCATAAATGCCAAGGTTGGTTATAAACGCATCCGCCAACCGTTCGCGTGACGTGGGCGACATGTTCTTAAGTGCTTTTTCGGCATATTTTGGGTCTAAAAGCATTCTGGCAAATGTCGCCTTTAGTTTTTCGTCGCCAATTTTTTCGGTTGCCTGAATCGCAAATTTTAGCGCACCACCGCCGGGAATTTTCCCAAGTAAAGCTGTAGAGAAACTACTGTTAGCGAGATTAGCCGCTGTTGGCGAGCCTTGGCTAAGTGCCGCATTTTTGGCAAACTGGACACTTTCCAAGTCTTGTTGCAATCGGGTCAATTGTGCTTTTTGCTTCCGGTTTAATAGCATGTCGGCAAGCTTGCGGTTATCTGGCGACTTCAAAAACTGCAACGCGTCCGCTTGGTTCCAACGCTGATTACCTAAAACGTCGCTTGCACCTTTTTGGAGTGTCTTGTTTAAGTAAACATCCTTAATACCGCCAGCAAGGTTGGCTTTTTTGTCTTTGTCGCTGCTGATCAATGTCCCAATATCGCCAATATCTTTTTCTTTAGTCGCACTGGACAACAAGCTTTTGACCTGCTTTGGTGCGTCTTTGTCATTCAGGAAATGCCGAACGCCGCCGCTTTCGAGTTTGGCTTTAGTTTCCGCCGCTTGGCCCTGCAGTTTCATTGCCTGGTCAATACGCGCTTTCAGTTGTGGGAACTGATTAAGCACTGGACGATACTGGGCGTTAAATTTTGCATAAGCATCGCCAAAGTTTTTTTTCAGCTCACCGGATGGCGTAAATAAAGCATTATCGAATTCACCCTTAATATGGCTTTCCGCCGCCGCCATCGCCGCACTATCCCCACCGATAGCCGTCACAAACCGCTTAACGTCATCAGGCGAACCATTCAAGAAATTACGCATAACCTGGGCATCTTCAAGCTTAGTTGTGTTGTTGATGCCTTTGCGAATTAAGTTATTTGTTGCCCCAGTCTCAAACGTGTCGCCCTGATTCTTCCGTAACGCCACCGCATACCGCACACGATTAGCCATATCGGGAGGGATAACGCCAGCTTCCGCCGCCATTTCTGGCACGTCAGTTAAAATCCGTTTCATCTCGCCCAGAGTTCCCGCCGCGTGTACGTCGCCAGTGAGTCCGGCCTTGTGAACCTCTTGGCTGGCTTTTGCCCTTAGTGCGCTGATGATGGATAACGGCACTTGGCTTGGTTGATTTCCCGCGATTGCCATTAATTGCTTAACCGCTGGAGGAAGCTCATCATCCGCCAAAGGATGCCGAGCCTTAATAACCGCCTCAAGCTTATCCAACGGAATAGAAACCCGCGATTCATTGTTAGGGTCGATAGCCTCGTAAGCCGCTTTGGTTGCCGCTTTAGCATCCGCGTGTCGACCACCCACCACACCACGAACCACGCCGCCCATGTATTCAGGCGTTGCGTTGCTGGCAATGGCATTAGTGGCATTCTGAGCGTTTAAGCTGTTTGCCGCGTTGATCTGGTTAACGTCGCCCTGCACTTGCGTTTTGAACTTTTCCGCGCCGTTTTGTGCGGGGATAGCTTTGTTAGCCAGTGCCGCTTGTGCCGCCTGTTGTTCTGCATAGCGATTGGTGAACGCTTCGGGAATGCTAGTGTTTTCGTCCAGTCGCCCTGGCATGGTTTGGTATGTCCGTTGCATACTGGCAAGGCCGGAGTTTTTCAAAGCCTGTGCGCTGGTTTGCTGGCTACCTTTGATAATGTCTTTCTGGTTGGCGAGCATTTGTATCAAGGTTTGGCGATCTTTGCCAGACGCTTCGATAAAGCGATCAGCCGCCATATTGTTAACACCCGTGTTAGTAATTTTGTTGCGGTCGAGTAATTTTTGCGCACCGATTCTACCCGCACCCGAAGCACTGGGAGCAATAACCGAGGCGGCAATTCCAGCAATCGGGGATTTAGTCACTTCTTGCACTGAGCCGCCAGCTACACCACCCACCGCGCCAGCCGTTAAATTACGCGCAAGGCTTCCAGGGGATAATCCGGCTCCGGTCATTGACTGGATTACATAATCAGCAACCCGACCGCCTTGTGACGTGGGATCGTATTCACCGCGAATCATGCCATTGTTGCGCATAAAATTTTGAACGGTATTTTCTGGAATAGTGACTTCCGGCGCGTCTTTCGGATCATAAAACGCCATCCCGGCACCCGCTTTAAGCAAGTTGTAGGCGTTTTGTGGGGTGTTTAAAATGTTATCGGCTACACCCGCAATCCCTTTATTCACCGAATTAAGCGTAAAACCTAGGGGACTACCCCCCTGATCTGGTTCAGCTTGCATAGTCTGCGAGCTGTTCAGTTCTGCCAGAATCTTCGGGTCAGTGACTTCTTTCATAGACTGTGAACTGTTCAGTTCTGCCAGAATCTTAGGGTCGGTGACTTCTTTCAGCTTGCTTGTGTCAACGTATGGGGTTTCATCCGCACTGGCTGAACTAATCGGATTCAATGCGCCCAGTATTTGGGACACATAATTCTTAGTTTCTGGAAATGGTGGAATACCTTTGTGCGCATCAACCGCCCTCGGACCGGCATTGTAAGCCGCCAATGCCAAACGTTCGTCACCGTTGTACTTTTTCAGCATCGCGCCTAGGTAATCGGTGGCAAACCGCCGTTGTTCTTGTGGGCTATTATCCGCCAATGGTTTAACGCCAAAGCCTGGATCACGGGCGGTCTTAGGCATGACTTGAGCAAGTCCACGCGCACCTTTTGGCGACACCGCCGCATTATTGCCGCCAGATTCTTGTTGAATGAGCGCATCGACCAATTCAGGCCGAGGAATGCCAAAATGGGCAAGAATAGTTGGGTCGGTGACTTCTTTCATTTTTGATACACCTTGCCGTTAATCATCACGTATTCAGCCCCGTTAATGACCTTAGAGCCGCCGATAGTTGGCTGCATTTGCTGATACTTGCTCACATCCTCTGGGTTTCTGCCATAGTTTTGGTTAATGTCGTCAATGTTCATCGCCTTGATGTTCACGTCATTTTCAAAGGCTTTTTTCAAGGTTTTTAATTGCTCTGCAACAACGCCATTACTGTTTCTGTTTTTGATTATCGTAGCCAAGGCGCGTTGTGCGTCGCCTTCGGTTTGCGTACCTTTTGCCATCAACATGACGTTGTTTCTAAGCTTTTCAATAAACGTATCAAATTGAGCGTAATTAGTTGATTGCTCGTCCTCTTTGCCTAAGTAATTTTTAGCCCCAGCAAGCGCATTATTCACAATACCTAAATCTAGCTTTTTATTTTCAATAGAACTGATGACATTATCCAAATCCGCAATACTTTGCGACAACGTGCCAATGCCTTCTTTGTTTTCAGCAATCATCTTAACCATTGTTGGAAGCAACGGCTTGTTGTACTCGTTAGCTGTGCGTTGAGTCACCCGTTCCATTGCCGCCGCGTCACGCATTCCCGCGAGTTCTTTTTGATGCTGAAAATTACGATCTTCTCTAGCCGCGTCGTGTTCACTGCGTAAGCCGTACTTGGCTTGCTCCATTTGCAATTGACCAGGCATCAATGCTTGTTGGTCTAATATCTTTGCCTGTCTAGCCGCCGCCGCTTGTTCGCCAGGTGTCGAGTCCGCCAGTGCTTTGATCTGATCTAGCGGCATGTAACCCTGAGCTGGCAAGCCAAGAACGCCCGTAATGTAAGGCTTCATGGCATCTTGGTACTTGTTCATGAATTCTTGGGCTTGCGTTGGGTCAGTAATGCCAGCTTGTTGAAGTTTTGACATGGCATCAGTCGCTAAACCCTTCATAGCAACATGCTTGTGCAAGTCGTAGGTCATTTGTCCGGCTTGGTTTTGTAATTGCTTACCTTGCAAGTCGGTTTGTTGTTGCTGGCGTTGCATTGCCAGTTCGTCAGGAGCTTGAGCCATACGCATATCGAGCAATCGGTTTTGGCCTTGTTGCTGCCTCAACTCGCTAAATTTTCTAGCCTCATCGACAAAGGAATTTGGCTGTAAAACAGGGATATTGTACTCAGCCATTTAGTACCCCTTACCGTTGTTAAAGCCTAGGGATTGCTGGCTTAATAGCGTGTTGTTGTTAACACTGCTCCATGGGTTGCTGTTTGTGTTTCCAGAGCCAAACTTATCCGAATAAGCCGCGTAAGCACCCAGTCCACTATTGACCGCGTTGCCGATGCCTGTATACATATTGGCGTTATTCTGCCCTTGAGCCATCGACAAACTAGCCTGAGTGTTGCCATTGTTGGTTGCCGCACCTGCCAAAGCCGAACCCGCGCCAAGTTCTGCACTTGCTTTGCCACCCGCCGCCGTTTGCCCGTTATTTGCCATCGACTGCAATCGGCTATAGCGGTTGGTGTTGCTGGTGTTGTTGCGGTCAAATGCCGCTTGGTAAGCTTGTTGCGCACGTTGCCAAGCTGCTTGGTAGCCTGTCGCCGCTTGCCCCTGCGCGTAATCGTTAACCGCTTTGACCTGCCGACCGGACAATAAAGAGCCGTTAGCCGCCGCCGAATTGTTAACCGACTGCAAGCCTTGTTCGAGTTGGAATTGATAGCCAGGGGTGGCTTGGAGGGATGCCAAATCCGTCACCATAGGGGTATAACCCGCATCGTTCCGGTACTGGTCTTGTGTGAAGTTTTGATTTAATGCGCCTTGCTGGCCTTGACCAACAAAGCCCGCATCACCGCCGCCCGTGCCCATTTCCCAAGCGAGCTGGTTTGCCGCTTGTCGCCCCATTTTTTCGTAGGGGTCGTAATATCCTTGAGCTTTTTCGTTGGCTTTGGTTAAGAATTCTTTGGTTTGCCCATAAGATTCTTTTTGCTGATTGCTGGCATTATTGAGCGCATCTTCTTGCTCGCTGGCTCCCGCTAGTGATGTGCCAATTGATGCCGCCGTACTAATGCCGCCTACTACCGCCGCTGCAACCATATTTTTACCTCGAATTAATTAATCACCCAGCCACTTAGAGAAGTAAGTTTCTACTGGATCAAATTTTAAATACTTAAATAATGGACTTGCATCGGCGTGAATCTTTGAACCGACGAACCACCGCTGAACCCCACGGCGTTTTAATTCACTTTCTACAAACTGAAACAACTTAATTCCCGCGCGTCCGTTGCGCTTGTCTTTTCGGATATAAAAAATATCCATTGTGCAGGTCAGGCAGGTTTCATAGTGCAAACCGGGGGCGATAAAACCGATAAAGTACCCGATAATCTCGCCTTCTTCCCGTGCTGTCACCAACAGCAATTGCCCTGCATCTTCCCGTTGTGCGTAAACATGCCATTGTGGTGCAAGTGGTACTTTGTCTTTATTAAGTGCCAGCTCTTCCCAGTGCAAAGGCAACAAGTGTTTAAATTCGTCTAGTCGTTCTTTTACACTTTCAACGGCATAAGTAATCATTTGTCACCCATAATTTAACACTTGTTATGTTATATCGTAACACTTTATTGACATTATTTTGAGAGCTTAATATCAATAACCAAGTGAATGCGATCATCAGCCGAATTGTTAATGACTTCGTGCAATTGCGCGTTATCAAACCACCAGCATTCCCCCGTTGCCATGTACACCTGTTCATCGCCAGCAATAAAAACCACCCCAGGCTGTGACTGCAAAACAATATGAAACCGATCATAGTATTCTGCATGTGCTGGCGTGTCTTTGTGTGGAAAAATGCGCCCCCCTGGCTTGATTTTGTTGATAATGCACCGTCCCAGCCGTTCACCCTGTACGTTTGCCATTAGTGCCATGATTAGCGGTCTGGCTTCATGCAGGACATTGTAAACAGGCAGGTCTACAGATTCGTGCTGGTCAAAATTCGCCAAATCTCCTGCCTCAGCTTTTCTGGTTTCCTCGGTTGAGCGAGTCGGAAACCTCAAAATGATAGATTCACAATCACCAAACGGCCCTTGTGGGTAATCCCTCAGATACGTGTCCTCTTTCCATATCCCGTCGTGACGTTTTATTGCCAAAAGCAAAGGCAGGACGCTAATTCCTGCCGCGATTTTTTGAAAGTTTTGCATTGTTGCCTCTTTAATTAAATACCAACCAAAATACCCGCGCCATTCGACACCCAAGAACTCGGCGCGGGCGTGTCCATGGTTTTACTGTAAATGTTCCCATACCACCAAATAGAAAACGTTGTTGCCCCCGTCACCTTCCAGCACACCGAATCACGCCGCCAATCTTGAACTGATTTACTAAGATTGAGCCTAAAAATTGGGAAATCATAAGTTTGCGCACCTGCATCATTTGTCCATTTGAGCTGAAAATATCCGTTTGGATCAACTAAATCAGAATCATTTGCAACATACCAAAGCTCAAACGTTGTAAAATCTAAGACAACCTGATTAATTGGGGTTTTAGCACCCCAAAATGGCGAGAATATGCCTTCCATATCATAACTTGAGTATGACGTTTCAGCCCTTGACGTGCCGCTAATCAGCCCAAACGCTGCAACCGCTTTTGAGCTTCCGCATTTCAACAATTGCATTCCATCAGAAAACTTTATGCTACTGCTAGAATGCCAAAATCTGACGTACATCCTTAACATGCTTGCGCCTGTTTCGCCTGGCCTAATTTTGACAGGCATAAAAAGCGGGGTTTTAGTGTAAGACGGAACGCGCCGAACGTTATCAGAAACCCTAGAAGGCGATGACAACGGGCCAACTATCAAAACTGCCGCCGCATGACATGCACTAAAATCATTCATAACCGAGTTACTTGTGACGTTTGCAACTAACACGTATTCTTCATCTAATGCCGTTGTAAAAGCCTGCCTGCTTCTTATATAGCTGTGAGTAGTTAAAACGCTCCCACGCGTAGATAGCATAGTCCCGTTTAGCTCCCAGACAATATCGGTAAGCCCTAATGCTGAATCGCCGCCCACAAAAACTGGCGTGTCTGATCTTGTGTCGTAATATCCGCACCCCCTAGCAACAAGCGGCTCTCTAACATAAATCGTGTTTCCTTCGTCGTTTTCATAACTATCAAGGGTATATGATATTGTTGTAATTGTTTCTGTGCTAAAAACAAACTTAAAAATTGTGCTAACAAATATAGTCCCGGCGGTGTCGGTATTGCCAAACGCAATATAAGCCTCGTCTGCACTATAAACACACGTCGAATTTATAACGGCTGCTGGCAATGTTGCCGATAACGTCGATACTGTTCCAGCAACCAAATTAACTTTATATATTGTAGTTCGGATGGTTATCCCGGCATCACCCCCAAACACATAAAGGATTGAGCCATATAAAGCGACCGTGTGCCGCTGCGTATTTGACGGCATGTTAACCAATAACGTTGCCACCCCCGTCGCTGGATTGACTTTATAAATTGCTTTACTCACTGATGCTAACGTGCGCCCTCCAATAATGTACAAATAACCGCCGTAATACACCATCTCATGACGCTGCAACGCCACATCAATACCACTATTGGTTACATTAGCGATAAATACCCAAGAATCAGAACCTGTAATTGATTTTGAATATAGCCCCGCTTGGTAAGTCGTCGAGCCATCAATTCCACCATACGCCCAAACCGTTGAACCATTTGTTGCTGCCGCAAGCTCTTGAACGCTAATAGGAAACGCGTTTGATGTTGCCATAGAACCATCTGGAAGGCATTTATAACAAGCCGTCTGCGCTCCAACTAAAGTAACCCCTGCAACAGACAACGCCGTGCTATCTGAAGCAATTACCATTGTTGATGACCTAAGAACTTTTGACCAACCAAGCGAATAATAAGGGGTCATGTCAAACGTATTGCCGACATGATTGGAAAGCGAGCATTTTCCGTAAGAAAAGAAATCCGGCCTATTTTCTGGCGTGTTCCAACCACTAAAATCAGAATTGCTGTTAACTACAGTTAAATCCGGGGTAACTTCAAAACCGCTTAACCTAGGTGCTGCGTACATATCCATAGCGGTCATTACCGCACCAAGCAACACATCCATAAAAACCGTAGACGTAACTCCTGGATTTTCGGTTTGCGGGGCTTCAATCAAAAAAACGACGGCTTTTGGATTTCCACGATTACGAAACCAATTGTACAAATAGGGTTTTTCGTGTGATTTTCGCTCTGCTAAAGTTGGTTGATCATTAACTATAGTAAATCTGCTCCAGTCGCGTTTAGTCACTAAATTGTTAATATAGTGATAAGCCCGGCGATGCGCCACCTCGCCCTCTTGATGCCAGTAAATCTGCTCAATCAAAAAACCCCATATAACTTGTGACGTCCATCCGTGAGTATCGACAGCAACGTAAACGCGATTAACAAAATCCAAAGACCAATTTTGTACTCCTACAGTTTCAGGCTCGGATGATACGGAAGCCCCCTTATCTAAATCATCCTCAAGCGGCCAAAACCAAGGAAAATTTCTATTAAGGTTTATATGGTTTCTATTATTTCTAGTGTTATCAACTACGCCATCAGCATTAACGCTAAGTATGATAATCAGCCCGACTGTATTAGCAATTTTAGCAATACTGGGAAGCGTTGCCAGTGCATATTCTGTTGCAAATCTCATCATTCCGGGCACACCGTCACGCTCGTCGCCATGAATTCCTGTTGAAATAACAACTAACGGATTATTGCCCGTGTCTCTGATTCTTAACGCCGTGATTTTGTTACCGCTTGGCAGGATTGCCACATCTTCAAACGTAACAACGCGAGGGAAACGCGCCGCAAGGCTGGCGGCCTCTAATAAAGTTTGTGTGTATGAATAAGCCGTTGTGCTGTCTGTAAATGGCGACGACAAGCCGACCGTTTCAATAAACTTAAATGGGGAATTTAAAAGTGTGTGTTCGCTTGCTTGAGTTGAGGCGGATATGCTGGCTTCTGGTAAAGTCGGATAAACCTCACGGCTAACGATTCCAAAGAATATCAACCAAGGCAACGTCATCAACCCATTGTCATAAATAACAGGCTCGTGAAACGGTGCGCGATTCTTGCCAAGCTTGGTTAAAAACTGCACCCAATGAACACTAAACAGCCGAGAATCGGTTAAAACCCGCGTATTGCCCGGGCAAATTTCCGACGAACTGAGACTATCAAAATAAGCCGACCAGTATTGCGAAATGCGCCCATCATCCGTAATAACGCGCATTTTTGACGGCAATGCAAAAGGTGTCTTAGTGGTCATGACTCTAGTTCTTGACCTTCAACCACCGCCCCTATGATGATGACTTTTACAGGGTCGCTAATTTTGATATTGAAAACCCAATCTCTAGCCGCGCCTAGTCGTCGCCATTCCGCACGGGTTTTGTACTTACCAATTGCGCCTAAATTAACCCACAATTCATTACCAAATGTGTGCCCACCATCACGGGAAATCCTGAGCATCGCTTTTGGTGCTGAACCTTGACCCGTTGCAGTACCCACGCCGCCTTCAATATCTATTCGCAAACGCCGGATAGTTACACTGCTTAATGCTTTACTGAATGAATGCGATCCCGTTATCTCCCGCTCAATCGGTGCGCCGTTGTCGGTAGTTGCGTTACTGTCCAGCAAATACAATTGACCGTTGCGATAATCCGACACGATAAACTTTGTACCAAAGCCCGTGCCAATGTCGCCTAAGTGACGGCTAAACCCGTAAGACTTCAATTGCGACCATGCGCCACTGCTCGCCTCATAAAGCCATGATGCGCCCTGACTTCTGAATGTGATCTGGTAAAACTGCCGACCGTTCATGGTGTAGCCAAAACCCACGGCATCTTCTGGCGACACATAGTCACGAATCAGAAAATCAATGTCAGGCGTACTAATTGGAGTTAACACATACCCGATCAACTGAGCAATGACTAGAGAGCCGTGACGATTGCGGAATAGTCCGGTTAATTGCCCTGCGCATTTTGAAAGCGACCATTTAGCCGCAAGGCCACCCTCAGACGGAGCGGCATTAATGCGAATGAATGGGAAGGCGGTATCTGCAAACGGAGTCCATATTTCAGTCGATGAAGTGCCAAACAATACCAGCATCCCCGCATCGGCAACCACCGCTTGCAGGTCATCAGGACTACTTTCGGCTGTTGCATAATCCAACGCGCCCCACGTCAAACCGTCGTACAGGCCAGAAATAAAAAACTGTCCGGTATTGATACGATTGACAATGAATCGACCAGCTAAAAACGTGACTGAATCAGCCGCATAGAGCATCGTTGACGTAATGTTAGTTAACGCCGATGTATTAATGTTGAAAATATAGCCATGCGTTCCGGTAACAATACAGATTTGAGCGCCGTTGTTCGCCATTGACACACGGCTAGTCAAGTCGGCTGGAGTTGATGCCGGAAACGTTGCGACCGTTGCAAAGCTGCCGTTATTTTGCACGGCAATCAAATTATCACGCTGGACAACATAAAGCGTGTCGTTTTGCTCCATCCAGTGCATACCGCGAGTAATTTCCCCGCTTGGATTGCTGAGCAAATTTAGTCCAGGCGTACCGACTGCCGCCACGTTGGTTTTGTCGGCTTGCGCTTGAATGTCGAGATAAAGATTAACGCGCTTTTGTGCGGTCAGATTGGGGGATTTTGACTGTTGCCCGATGCCAAACAGGTTATAAGCTGGCATTAGTTGCCCCGATAAATGTTAAAGCCGCTGCCATTTTTCCCAGTCAATGCAATATCAATCTGAGCAGTGATAGGCCGTTTATTTGTGCGCTTGATGCCAGCTTTTGCCGATATAGCCAACGTCATAACATCCGCCCCCGCTGTGGTTTGATATTCATGGGCAATCTCAACCGCAAGGCAATATTTCATAGCCCTACAATAGCCAGGTGGTAATTCTACCGGGCTGTTTAATGTGTGGAATTGTGTAAACTCTTTCCGTGTGTACAACGACAGCGATACTGGCGCGTTTGGCGTTGGGTAAATATGGACAACTTCCAACGGGTAAGTTTTTTCTATATAGCAATATTGTGGAAAACCACCCACCAGCGATTTAAGTTTAATTGCTGCCCAGTCGTCATATTCGAGCAAATCAAGCGGGTAATCAATACCGTTAACATTGAACGTAGCTTTTTCAATTTGCATAGGTCTAGCCGTGTCAAAGTTCCCGCCGGGCCCTAGCGTATAAGTTGACTGATTTATCGTTAATGGAAAAATCTCACTAGTTACGTTAGTAATCATCAACGATTCATTACTCCAACCGTCCAACATAAGATTAAGGCAATCTAAAGCATCCTGCGCTTCGCTATCGGTTAGCGACACATCTGGAGACAATACCTGCAAAATTCGTAATGCACCGCTAATGATGCCAATTGCTGTGCATCCTTTTCGATAATTAACAAGGCTTACTGTGGCCTTGGCTGCGGTTATTGAAAAACTTGGAACATTAGCAAAAATTGGCAAATCATAAGTTAGTAAAATAGATGAAATAAGCGTGTTTTGCGCCCCCCCCATACTAATATAAAATTCTATGTAATCAATCCCGTCAGAAAACGGGTCAATTTTTGTAAAAGTTTTTGCGCCTGTTGTGACGTATGCGCCGCCATTAGAAATATAATTTAATCCCGGCATAGCGAACATGTATATAACTGTACCACCTGGATTCGATACGTTATTTGTCATCACGATTTGAAGTGATACCAAATAATTAACGCTTATGGGTGATATTGGCGTTATTCTGATAATTGCAGTATCAAAACCAGTTATTACCGCGCCACTGCCGCCCCAAGTTACCGTACAAGCTGGCGAACTATATGGCGACGTGGCTATATTGACTAATGATTGACTACATAGCTGGACTGTTGAAATAGTCATTATGGCGTTACGCTGTTAATGTACAAAGGAGTGGTAAAGCTTATATTGATATTAGAGGCGGTTGCCGATTGTGCGCCGCCAAAATCAATATATTGAACTAATAAATCCGTTGCCGCCGAACCCGTATTACGGTAAATAATAGCCCCAACAAAATTTAATGTTGCAGCAACCCAACCATCTACAATATTTTGCCAAATAACAGGCAATCGTTTGTTTGTCGTGTCCAATGAGCCAAGCAAATAATTTAAAGCAATGCCTCCCGATGTATAGCCAGTCCCTACCGCTTCGTTAATTACATCAGAACGATGCACCATACTATCAATATTCACCTGCACCAAATTTGTACTGATGAGCATAATCTTATAAGTGTGCGTAGTGAAATTAATATTCCCCGCCGCTATTGCGCTTAATACGTTAGTAAAATTAGTAGTGTCCATAAAAAACCTTAATTTTTAGGGCTTAGTGGTTGCCATCCTTGGCAGGGGTTGTTTATCTAAAAAACGCGCCGAAAATTGCCAGCGACCAAGTAGCCGTAGCAGGTGGCGTAATGGCTGCCGCTGTGTTGTTTTTCCATGTTGCCGTAACTGTGTTAGTTGCGGAAATGGTCAAGCTTGTTAACACCAAACCTTTGGGAATTGTGACGGCATCACGTGGGCATAAACCAAATTTTGTATCGGTTGTTACCGCGCCTGTGAATGTGTAGTTTTCGGTTATTGACGCGCCCGCCGCAATGGCTGTGCCGCTGTTAATGAATACCGTTCCGGTAATGGTAGCAATCGGGAAAGTCCCGACAAGCATACCTGTACTATTGCTATCTGCTGACATAAATCACCTATAAATTGTGGAAAATGGCGGCGATTAAACCGCCATAAAAAATGGATTAACCGCCTAAGCGCACCGCTAAGTCAGGGTAGATGGTTTTAACGCCATACAACACCTCAATACGGCAAGGCATCATGTTTGAGTTGATGTCATACGCCTGAACAATACGAAGGCCAATACCCTTATAGTTTTCACGCGCCGCAAAATGCACGCCATTTGGCAATTCTTGATCAACGGTAACCAATGCAAACGCATTTTTATTGAAAAGCATGTTTTGCGATTGAGCCGCCGCCGCTACTGCACCAGTATGCACCGTGATTGCCGCCGTGCCTGCTGGAGTACCTATACAAGTAGCTAATTGACCTGATGGTATGTAAGGCGGATAAATTGGCAATGTGCCGGAGGTAGTAACGGTTGTATCAGCGGTTACCACAAACTGCATTAAGCGGCCTGTAGATAAACGGTTTTGCGGGTTGATAGCAAACACGCCAGCAATCGAGATAATCGTGCCTTTTGGAATCGTACCCGCTGTGGTTGTCACCGCTAAAGTAGTTGCACCGGATGCTGGAGCCGCCGAAATAGCAGTAAGCGAACCCGCCGCCATTGGCGTAAATTGCTTAATGTTTGCGTCTTGCGCCCAGTCAAAACCAAGTGTATTAGTTGCAAGTGCCGCGTCTTGGAAAATTGAGCTAATTTTTCCATTAGGATTAAATAAACCTGTCATAGATGACACAATCGACACCTGAGACATAGGGTCAACAACCGCCGCACGTTGCGAAAGTGGAACGCCAGACTCGGTTAAAATCGCGCCGCCCGTCAAAATAGCCCCTTGAACACCTGCCAGCGTAGCCGAACCGCCATTAAGTGCGCCGCTTGTGCCGTAAGATGCCGCGTTGGCGCTGTGGTTAACGATCCGGTTAACGTCCAGATACAAGTTTGCAACTGCCTCATCAATCCGGTTAGCAACCGTTGCCATTGCTGGCTTTAAGAAACGGTCTTTAAAATCGTCAATATTTAACGCTAAATCGGTTGCTGAAAATGTAATATCAACACCTGCCATAGAATCAACGACAATCGGAACAAATGTTTCGTTAGACGCTTCAACAGATAACGCTTCACCAGTACGCCCTAAATAACGTGGCGGTTTGCGTAGGTTGTAAGTTGCGCCGATTTTTGCGCCCGTGTTTGCAAATTGGTTGCTGTATTCCCGATTGATTGCTTTTGACAAAGTCAAATCGTTTTCCAGCACTATCAATGCCTCTTTAGCAATGACAGAGCTAGTAAGTAAGTTATTAGCCATTTAAGCTCCTATTGGCCTGAGCCAAATTAATTAACCTTGCTTGGATTTCCTCCAAGCCGCGTATTCGTCCATATTCATTTTGTCTGGGTCTTTTACCCCAGTTGTTGCGCGTCCGCCTGTTAGCGGGTCGATAGGCTTTGGAGCGTTTGAAACAGGTTTTTTAGCTGGTTCAGACGGGGTATTCTTTAATAATTGCGCCTCAAGTTTGCCGATATAGCGGCTCGCCTGTAACGGGGTCATGTTGCCAATTTTGTCCAGCTCTTCTGGGTTTTTGCCCAAAAAATAAGCCAGTTCCGCAGGAGCTTCGGACTCCTGAATAATTTCAATAAATTCGGGTATTTTTGCTAAGTCATGTGACTGAAAGTCCGCTCTAGCATCCTCGTAATCAGGATATTTAGCCGCAATTTCCTTTTCTGATGTTGCAAATTGCTGTTGTTTTTGCTGCTGAACCGCTTGGCGTTCCTTTGCTTGAAAGCGTTGCTCGACCTTGTACTCTGCCATCGCCTCAATATAATCTGGATCATAACGCCCTGCAGGATATTGCGACGGGTCAGGCGCACCCAATGAATCAACGCGCTGATTAGCTGAATTAGCTTGTTCGTGCTGTTTGCGCAAATTCGCAAGTTCTTGCTCAAGCTGGTCAGCGCGTCGCCGTTCGTCATGTCTTTTTCTGGTTAGCTCATCAATCCGCTTTTGCACACCTTTTGGCAATGGTGGCGGCTCTGGCTCGTTGTCATGATCAACATTGGTTTCTAAATTTTCCTGCTCATTTCTGGCCTGATTGCCGCTGTCTAACAGTGCAACATCATCAACTTGGTTTTCATTACTCATTTTGTGCGCCTGTGGCTAAATCTTGCGTTAAAAATAACGGTTTTAAAGAATAATTGAGCCGCCAACTGTGGCGGTTACTGCTGGCGTTGTACCGCCAATGGTGTAAGAAATTCTATATATGCGGGGTAATGGCTGTCTGATTGAAACGTTTGCAACTGTTGCCGAGTCACCCGAAACCGTTAACTGGGTAAATCCAGTTGCGGCAATAACCGACGTGGCAAGCATTGTGTAATAAACACCGCTTGCCACATCCTTTCCTTGTATTGAAACTATTAAAGTTGGAGCGGTTCCGGTTAGTCCGGTTACGTTTACGCCAAGTTGAAGGCTTTTACAGTTTGTATTAATAAAATCTGGACTATTCCCGCTTAAAGACTCTGCATTAAGAGTTAACAGCGTTAAATCCATGTTTCCGGTCATTTGGTCATAATTTGGATCAGCGTATAACCCAAGCGTTTTGCGTAATTCGATAAACATAACTAATCCTGATTTATGGTTGCAGTTTGCTCGCTAACGTCGCCAGCGTCGTTGTAATCTCGTTCGGCTTTGGTCATCTCGTGGATGTGCTTAAATTGCTTGTCTTGTGCATCCGCTTCAACCTGCATTCGCTTGGTTTCAGCTTCAAACCATTTAATTTCTAACTCATCTTTTTTGCTTTCCAATGCCGCTGTTGCAGTCAATAATTCTTGGCTCAAATGCTCTACTTGGTCAGCCATTTGATTCATCTGCTGCTCGATTTTCGGATCAATCTGCCGGCCTTCGCCTTCTTTTTCTTGCTGCTGTAGCTGTGGCGGTAACATCAGCTTCATGCGCTTACTGATTTCCTCAGCACCAGGCCAATCCATATTAGCTACGATCAAATCCCCTGCAACTTGCATAATTTGCGGGTCAGTCTGTACCATTGCCATCATCGCCTCGGCTGCTTCCTGCCGTTTGGTTGCGTAAGATGGGCCAGTATCAACAACCACGTCATACTTACCCACGCCCAAATTGTAAATACTCTGAATCTCGCCTTTTTCGTCCTTAACTTCCGTTTTTGGTGCTTCCATATCGGGGTCGAGCCGAACGGTTTGAGGCGTACCATCAACACCAAAAATCCTAGCAACCCGCGCCGTGTCGTAAATCTTGGGAATCATCTCAACCAAAATTCGCCCAGCGTGTTGTATTGACCGCCCCAAGTTGTCGGAAAAGTGAAAATTCCCGATTGATGCCTGTCGTTGCTGGCTTAATATCGCTTTGCCCGACTGGTTGGATTCTTTGTTGCCCACGGAAGCATCGTAAATGCCCATGACCGCTTTGATGTCGTCAACGCTGCGATTCATCGCGGATTCGAGACCGGGATTAGTGCCGGGAGGCATCTCGCGCCGTGGTGGTGGAACTTGTGTGCCGTTGTCGCTTATCGGGTTATACGTCAGCACCGATACATTAATTCTGTTAGCGTTTTCCCATTCCGCCTCGTGCCCGTCCAATTGACCAGCCGCCGCAATGTAAGGCGCACGGGGAGCAAGTGCCAATAATTCGACGTTTGCCGATTGCATATAGTTGTACAATCTCGCGGGGTCTTTGGCATGGCGTGTCAAGCCGTGCAAGTGCCGCTCACCTTCTATCCAAACCTCTGAGCCGTAGACGGGGATAACCGGAATATAGCTAGTCGGTATCTCAGTGCTATCTAGCAACGTATCACCCGCAATCTTGTGCCAGTTGCACTTTTTACGTTGTGACTTGCGCGTTTTTACAATCAGAGCCGCATCCGTCACCTCGTCAGCCCAAACAATTGAACCATCCTGAAGCAATGCCAATTCCATAGTTTTTGCTTCGATTGCGAAGTATTCCGCAACGCGCACAGTGTCGTCACTATGCCAGCCGCCGCTATCTTTACCCAAGTCCCAGCTTGTCACATCAACGCTTGGATATAATTCCTCAAACTCTTCGCGCGGCATTTCTTCGACCACAAACGCAAATTGTGCATCCGAACCATCCGGCTCTGTGCTGTTTGTGTCAAAGTAAACTTTGTTCGGGTCAGGTACGCGCTTAATGCGTATATCTTGATCAAACGACTCTGGGTCACAGTAATCAGTAATAATCCGAAAATAGCCTAAGCCTGTATCAACCTGCCATTCTGCCGCCGTGTCGTAAGCAATCGAAGCATTTGACGCATCTTGAATATGCCTGATAATGCCCATGAATATTTCCGCCGTATCAGGGTCGGCATAATCATCAACAGGGCGAACTTTGATAGATGGCTCGTTTTGCCGAATCTCGTTAATGACCTGATTGCGAAACTGAAACAGCCTGTTAATCGTCAACATAGGACGCTCTGAGCCTGGACGCTTACGATCACGCGCCACCGCGTCAGGCCATTGCTCACCTAAACGGACAAACTTAATATCGTCCAGCCTGTCAACTCTGCCCGTGCTTTCAGCCGAAGCCGCCATCTCAAAGCGTTTTTTGGCCTCGGTGATAATCTTGCGATCTGCTGTATCAGTTTTTTTACTCATTACATCCACGATCCATTAGGTACATAAACGTTAGTTTTTGGCTTAGGCTTTTTTGTTGTTGCATGTCGTCTCATCATCATTGCGTAACGAGTTGCACTAAGTAAGTCGTCATTTTTTTTTACGATAATTCCGTTTTTTCGATGGTATAGCCGGAACTCTTCAAACCAATCCACGCACGTTGAAAAAACCTTAAGCCGCCCTGTTTCCATTCTGTCCAGCATTTCCATTACGCCAGCCTCAACCCCATTCGTTCCATCTTCAAAAGTTGCTCGACTTGACAGCATATTTAATCCCTGTGCCTTGTATTGGTGCGCCAGTTGTTCGCCACTGCCTTTGTCATGCTGCAATCCGTCATGAGGCCATGCCCACTTTAACCAATCACCCCACGGCCTAACCGATGCCGCAAACATTGCAGGGGTTTGCTCTCTTGCCCGATGACAACCAGTAACAAAAATAATATCGTTGTCTTTATCCCAAGCTATCCGCGCCCCTGCACTTGGATGATCCCAACCAAAATCCATTCCCGCCAGCTCAACCCAATGCGGAGGAATAGGGAACGGCTCACACTTGACCAAATCCTCAGAAACCGGAAAAACCCGACCACTTCCCATTGTTGGAATACCCTTGGCTCTGGCCTCCCGTTCGTGCAATGGATAACTAGCAATAATCGCTTGCCGTTGCTCTGGCGTGTAATGTTCGGCATCATCAATGGTCATGTTTGTGATGTGCGAACCCTGCACCTTGTCCAGCAAATACCGCTTAACAACGTTGGTCATGCCTTTAAGCGGAGTAAACGTAAATAACACCGGCCCCATTGCCACGTTAGTTCTTGTCAGCCCCTCGGTATAAACGTCCTCGTCGTGTTCTTCATCAAACCAAACTAAGTCAAGAGTAGGGCCCTGCCATTTTTCCCGCCCTTGATCATTCGACTTAAAGCCTATGATGCTTTGTCCTGCTTGCACATCGCCGCCGCCTCCGTGCTTGACAACAATCGTATCAACTGCGTTAGCAATACCGCGCTTGTTTGATACATCAATAATCGAATCGGCTGGAAGCATTCCCGTTCCAACTTTGCCAAGTGCGCCGTATAAAATACGCTGTGGATTATCGCGGGTAGATTCACCAGTTATACCGCTAGCCCATGCCATAATCGGCTTGTTTGACTCCCATCCTTCCCACCAACTTGGATAGCGTCCGGTCAGGTGCATTGCTACCTCTGCCCCTGCACTCCATGTTTTGCCAAGCTGGTTCCCAGCCATCAATAGCCGCTCTCTAAAATCCTTACCAGCCGCGTGAAATTCGCGCTGTTTTGAATATGGCTTGTAATAATCAAGGCGGTTTTCCCGCTTGTGCCTGACTATTTGTTGTAAATGCTCAATGACTTCGTTTTCAATTGCATCAACTGAATTTTTCATGACTTAATAAACCGCTATCAGTCATCATAAATATTCAATTCTTCCATTAATTCGCGTATTTTTGCCTTGCGCTGCTCTGGTGTTAAAGTTGGCTCTTCGCGTATTTCCTGAACTTTTGTCTCTTTCCATCGCATTTGAGTTTTAGCCCAGAAAATTAACGCCGCCGTGTCACCGCTCATAGCCTTATCAAAAAGAGTTGAGCCAATTTGTGCATTTGCCTTGGCTTTTCCGGCTAACAGCTCGGCTTTAAAGTGCTTAACTAACGTGTTGTCATCAATGCCGCCGCGAATTAATGCGGCGATTTGCTCTTGAGGCACACCATGACCACTCATTGCTTCAACTAAATCGCGCTCCTCTTGGGTCGGCTGCAATGGCGGTCTACCTACTGGATTAGCTTCCATTTTTATAATCCTGAAAAATAATCATCCGGCCTCTACGTTACCCATTCCAACGCGCCACATTTTCGCGTACGTCGATATGTACAAAATTCTTGTACAGACCAATCCCACCGATAAAAGCCAAGTGGTGCGCATGTAACCCCCGCGCCAATCCCCATACGTCAATCGGTGTCATGCCCTGAATTGTGATGTCCGCCGCTTTTCCAACAAGATGCTGACTATCCGGGGCGCCGCCAACCGCCTCATTTCTGGCCTTGCAACGGCGACCACTTAAGATCGTTATCGGTTTATCCCCCGCTTTACTACGTATTAACTCAAGCAAATTAATCAACTTGGGCGACACATCAGACGCACCACAGCCGCAATGACAAGCAAATTCTGAGCTGTTGAAGTGAGGGGAAAGGTTCATAATTTTTCTTCAAACGGTTTTTGTGCAACCTTGCCGCCAAACGCCACAACTAAAAACGTACAAGCCAACTCCTGAGCGGTTTCGCCACCAGTCACCGCGCCGCAAATACCAAAAATCACCGCCGCCGCTAACGTGATAAAGCACATCAGACGGACACTGCTCTTATTGCCGTTGTCCTCAGTTAAAAAACTATTCATCAATCAAACTCCCCGTCTTTATCTTGATATTCGCTTAACGCAACGCCGCCAGTTTTTTCTAAAATTTTAACTTCCCGCTCCCTAAGTTCTAACAGCCGATCTTTTCGTTTTTTGTTGTCGAAATACGTCAACGCCATTATGAGCAAACCGATAAGCCCGACGTATGGATTGACTGCCATCATGACTGCTTGGAAAACCCCTAACGCATACACCAAAAAATCTATAAATTGCGGTGGCCTGTCTGGCATATACCGTCCGTTTGAAGTAATTGATACGTTATAACGTAACATATCACAAACCAAAAAAAACCGCATTTTTTAGGTGCGGTTTTGGTTGTTTAAATTTATAAATGATGTGTTGTTTTACATCAATTAGGATGTCTAACTAATAGTTATACGTCAATGTCCGGTGGACTCCATGCCCAACATTTCGGTAAAAGTGACTGACCGCGATCTTTGGCAAACAAAACTTAATTTACAGTAGCCGCCTGATCACAGGCCAAATTATCCGGCATAGTCACAGCACCAAGCAACACAACGCGACGGCCTTTTTCATCTGCCGAGCTAATTACGCCGTTAAGTTCCATGCGGTCGATTAATTTTTGAACAAAATTTAAACCCATGTGCAAATCTTTACACATTTTATTTTTTGAAACGTCGCCGTTTTTTAACACCCATTCAACCGCTTGGGAATAAAATAAAGTATCTTCAACACTTAAAGCTTCAGTTTCGTTTAAACTTGGCAAATCCACCGCCACACCATCCGCCGATTCTGGAGTATTAACGCCATCGGTGAAATGTTCGCGGATTGCATCGGTTTCGGTTTCAGTTAAGCCGCTTCCTGTCCATTCGGCCGTCAATTCTTCGGGTGATTGAACAATCTCACCAGGAATAGCAACCACTGCTTGACGTTGCGCACGGGCAACCAGAATATCAACCGCTTGTTTCATCCAGTCGTAAGCCACATCCACATCTTTTGCCAACCCCAGCAACGCATCTGCCAAAGCAACGCCCCAACATTCTGGCGTGGCTTCCATAGCTGTTCCAAACGTGCAATTGCCTACCAAAAACGCCGCGATTTCATTATTTTTTATTTCAATCTTGCCAACTTTAAGGCCAGATATTTCCGGCCTAATTGCGCTGAACAAGTCCAATTGTGCTTCGTTACTTTTCGCCATAATGTTTTACCCCTTGCTTGCTGTGAATGGCCTTGTGACATGAGTCACAGACCGTGATTAAATCGCTTAAATTTTCGTTTCCAAATCTGGCATAGGTCAGGTGATGCACCTGAATACCAACTTGGCTAAAACACTTTTTCCCACCAACCACACACGCACACCGCCCACCATCCCTGTGCATCACTGCCGAACGTTTAAGCCGCCATGCGTCCGACTTGAGATAACGGTTGTAATCTGTCCGCCGTTTTTTGGCTTGGGTTTTGGTGAGTGGTTGCACTTATGCGGCCCTCCAATGGTCAAGACAATAAAAATTATCTTCCCCTCTAGTTCCCGCGCTTATCGAACCAGCACCGTGACAACCAACCACGCAACAATTCCGGTGTCCGTGCTTAGGAGGTTTGATTCTTGCCCCCCAAATAACCAAAATCGCTTCATGATTTTTGAGCAATTCCGCCTTGTAAGCGACTTGCTCGTCGGGAGTCCTATTTACATTTTTGTTCGCCTTGGCTTCGGCAAAGATGGCAACCGGATCAACCTTCACCGTTGCAGGTGGCGGCAATAATGCCACTTGCTCGGACTCAATCCGGTTTAGCGTGGCCTTTTCCCTGCCCCGTTGCACCTGCTTGATCTTCTCAAACAACTGCGGAATCTCTGGAGGCCACTCTGGAGCGGGTACAGTGTCGATAAACAGCTCATAAGCATCAGACACCAGCGTTAAATCTACCGCCCTCAGCTTCACGTAAAGCCTCCGCTTGTACAGCCTTAAATCCTCGTCAGTCGGAAACCGAGACATGAACTTATTGCCAAAATCCATCTTCATGACGTTGACCAACGACGTGACACAAACCGCTACGGGGTTTCTATCACTGGAGGTCTGACATGCAGGAGGTGTCAAGCCACTCAGCTGGACTAATCCTGTTTCTTGCACCATAATTTCCTCCGTTGTTTTTACCTAAGCCTTGGTTTTGACTTGTCCGGTCGCCAAGGCTTTTTTGTTTCTGCTGAAATTCCCAAGCCCGTTTAACGTGGTTAAGGAACGTTGAACTCCAGGAGGAACGCTTTTCCCCGCGCTCAGTCCAGTACAAACAAAACTCATCTTTCAACCCGTCCGCAAAATCATGCGGTATCCCTGCTCGTGCGATAAGTTCAATACACCTGTCGTCGGGTCGCCAATCGTTAGGAATTTTCCTAGTTGGATTTTTCGCTTTTTGATTTTCGCTAGTGTCGATCACATCGCTACCGCCCAAGCCGTCGGTGTTCAAATCGCTGTTTTTTAAAATTTCCGAACCTCCCCCCCTAGTAGTAGAAGTAGTAGATTCTTTTTGTTTATTTGTTACATTGTTAAGTCGTCGTTCGTCTGGTCGTTCGTCTGGTCGTTCGTCTGGTCGTTCGTCTGGTCGTTCGGTAGACTGATAATCGTTATAATTACAAATAGTTATAATCGTTGTTAGTTCGTTCGTTTCAAAGTCAATCATGCCATCATTTTTCAAAGCTACTAAAAACCGTTTTAGCTTGTTTTGCGACATCTTGAATTTCTTCTGAAGCGTCAACTGTGAAAACGCTAACTGCCCCCTTTTGCACTCCACTAAGCGGCCTTTTACCAAGAATTTTTTATCCTCGTGGTTAGCCATCATCAATAAATTAATCCATGCCAATGCTTTGTCTGGTTCATCAAAATTATTAAGCCAATGCGATTCAAATGACCTATGCAAAGCAATCCAACCCGTCATTCTTAACCTTTCCTTTTAGGCACAAAATCCATGCAACGCCTCACACAAATATCACAAGGCTTGTATCGGTATCGACTCACCACACAAAAGCCCGTGACGGTCAAATTTTGGCATTCTCGGCAGTAGTGGCGGTCGTCGTGATTCATGATTGTTCCGTTGTTGTCTCAAATGGATTGATAGCCATGCCTTTTCCAAACCTTGCCGGATTTATTCAACTGCTACCGTCTTTTTTAGGAGCGATAGGACTCCTGACATGACCATCAATAAAAAACCCTGAACCAAGATGTTTTGTTGATGGCTTTGGTAACGACATTGATGTCGCTACCAAAACGTAAAAAACTTAAGACTTAATAGCCGACACACTTAACGCCGTATAATTAGTGTCAAAATGACTACCAGTTACAACGCCGACTTTGCTATTTTGCAAATAACCATGACCGCTTTTAAAAAGTGGTGGTGAAGTCACGGGCAAAGCTTTTCCAACTTCGGTCTTGATGATCAACTTGGGAGGCGGAAAAGCATCATTGATAGCTGCATAAATATACAACTCATTCGCAAACACTCCACCAGAAGAAAACACCCCGCAAATCGCCAATAACAACGGCAAAACAATTGATCTAAAAACGCTTTTTTTCATACAACTACCTCTTACTATTAATTTCAGGCCATAAAAGTTCGGGCGGCCCTATAACCCTTTAAAACTAATTAACCTATCCAACCCTCGCACTCGTCACCGTTTAGTGACGCATCCGCCAGCATGTAAGACCGGACGACGTTATGAGCATCAAGCGCAATCGTTTTGAACCTCATGCAGTCGTTTTTTATCGGGCATCCGTTGCCATAGCATCGGGTATAATCGTCTGGGAGGGCTTCTTCGCTCATAACCGCTACTTCCTGCAATGCCCATCATCAATCGAAACCTGAGCGCACGGGTTGCCCATGTCCGCCACTGTCTGCACCACTGCTATTGCAATGACCACCAGCAACCCTACGATAAAAAATCTCATACCCCACCGCCCTGATTGCCGCTAAACAACGCAATCCACAAAAGCCCCAAACAAGAACCGCCGACAATCACAATCGTCGCCCACAAAATGACGTAGAAATTATTCACATCGCTTAGAAATTCCATCACAACCACCCCTTAAAATACTGAACCCGATCATTCAGCCAATCCGCACAGTGATTGACTCCCCAGCCTAAGCCCATCAAAACCACCAAGGCTAAATAACAAACCGATACCACACCCCACGCCGCCGCCCGTTTCATTCATCGCCCTTTTTTATCTCGATCATCTTTTCGGCAACAGCAATGGCAACCGCCATGCACCGCGCATTTGTTTGAGCAGAATCCACATTCATTTTTCGATAAATCGAATCGAAGTGGTTCACAACGGTTTTCCCAGATATGCCAAGCACATCGGCAATCCGCTTATTCACTGCACCTGCCGCCGCCAACACAAGCAAATCAAACTCCCGCGCCGACAACATGCCCCTATTAATTTTCTCCACCAATACCGCCATTTTTCCCATCCTCTAGGGGTTTAGCCCTATTTATCGCCTCGTTAAAAACATCAATAATGTGTTTGCTGATTAATTTTTGATGTGTGGCTAGGTTGAAAAAAATCCCCGCCCGATTGCTGCGGGGGAGTGGGTGGCGGAGTAAACCATGATTAGCCGACTATTAACCCCGTCTGCCAGGGGGTGATTTGGTTAATTACTTACAGATTGGTTTTGGCTAGAAAGCGATTCGTACAAATCAACTATCTTTTTACCAACCGAATAATTAGTGTTTTGATGCTTTCCTGTTCTTAAACGGAACACAGTAGATTGATCAGCACCGACCAGCTCGCCGATCTTGTAATCGGAAAAACCCTTATCGTTGATACTTTGTAACAATTCTTGAAAACTCACTTTTCATTCCTCAGTTGTTTGAATGAAATATTAATGCGCTTTAGCATTAACGTCAATGCTTAATTGCATTTTTTTTATTTAATGCGCTGACGCATAATTAATACATGAGCAAATTAAAAGAAAATATAGAACTGTTGATGCAGAAAAAAGGATGGAATCCTTATGATTTGGCTAATGCGTCTGGCGTAAATCAATCAACCATTCATAGGTTTTTAGCTGGCGATCATGGAGAGCCACGTTCAAGCACTATAAAAAAACTTGCCGTTGGCTTAGGTGTAACGGAATTGCAATTAAGGGGGCTTATTGATAATTACGATACTAAATTAGAAAGCAGTCTTTTGACCGTACAAGAGCCAAGCGTCTGGAACGAACCGATAAAAAGCGGCTTTGTTCCGCTGATTAGCTGGGTAAGTGCGGGTATATGGTGCGAGGCAATAGACAGCTATGCCGTGGGCGATGCCGAGGAATGGATGCACTGCCCTGAAAAGCACAGTGATAATACCTACGCGCTTCGGGTGCGCGGTGATTCAATGACTAACCCGATCCCAAGCCAGCCAAGTTATCCCGAAGGGTGCATTATTTACGTTGACCCTAAAGTGCAGGTGCATAACGGATGCCGCGTAATTGCCAAGTTGCCAGGCATCAATGAGGCAACTTTTAAAGAATATCGGGAAGATGGCGGCAAACGATACTTAAAACCGCTTAATCCTCAATATCCTATGGTTGAGATTTTCGACAATACGTTGTTGTGTGGTGTAATTATTGGAAAATACATTTCAGAGAAATAACATGCAAAAAATGATAGTAATAAGCATTATGTTTTTAGCTTTAGCAGGATGCGCAGATAAAGTATATTTATCTCCGCCAACATTTATTGATTACCCAGGTTTTTGGCAAGGCATATGGCATGGATTTATTTGTCCTTTTGCATTTGCAATATCATTGTTTGATCATAGTGTTGGGATATATGCCACTTACAATAACGGTGGTTGGTATGATTTTGGCTTTATTGTTGGGGTAGATATTTGTATTAAACTATCAACTTATGCCGCTTCAACAGAAAAAAAATAATAGGAAATTTCGAATAGTTTAAAAAGGGGGATAATCCCCCATTTAAAACCATTTTCCTGACATCAGGAATATGATCAAGACCCGCTTAGTGCGGGTTTTTTTATGTCTATTGAAAAAATAATGCGAAATAGCATTGACATAATTAATGCTAAAGCGCATTATATCAACCAGCCCAAGCAATCCCGCTTGGTATAACTGGAGACACAAAATGTTCGACATAAACAGCCTGACAATAGGCCAACTGAAAGAAATAGCCGCGTTAATTCCCGCTGGCTTTTTGCCAGTAACAGCCGCTGAAGCGCAACCAGAAAAAGCCAAACAAGACCCGCTGGTTGGTAAGTACGTCATTATCAGAACCTATTCTGCTGGTGTCCACGCTGGTGAATTAGTCGAGCAAAATGGCAAAGAAGTATTGCTCAAAGATTCGCGCCGATTGTGGTCATGGGGAGCAAAAGAAGGAATTGCTTTATCCGGTGTGGCGGTAAGCGGCCTAAAAAGCGGATGCAAAATTGATGCAAAAGTTGACCTGATCCGCCTGAGTGAAGCAATTGAAACAATCTTATGCAGCGATAAAAGCCATGACAGCATCAGTAATTATTGATAAAGGCAACGGCAACGGCAACGGCAACGGCAACGGCGACGGCAACG